TGATGTTTCATGCCACTCCTTATTGAGAAGGATAAGTCAATATCCACAGATATTCTAAGACTCTTTGAAAGAACGAGAGTTGCTTATCTTTCAGCAAGAACCGACCCAAAGGAATACGGTTCTAAATGGAGAAACGCAGTAAATAAAATTAAAGAAGCATATGAAATGACAGATGCTCTTTCAAAAGAACTCAAGGATTATATTGATGAAGACTTATTAGAATCAAATGATGTTTCCGACCCAACAACAAACAATGCCGAAAAATTATATCAAGGAATTAAAGCACTAAGGTATTCTTCGGAAGAAGTTAGTGACCCCTTCGCTAAAAAATTCAAAGGTAGTGTATTAGAAGCATTATTAGAATCACCCGAACTTATGATTAAGTTTGTTCACTATGCTATTAGAGAAGATGACAAGGCATTACCTAAAGAAGCCTATTCAATTAAAGACATGAAGCCCGATGATATTACTGAAGGCTTAACTGGACTAGACTTAGAAGTTGATGATGTTGCACTTTACATCATAGAGCATTATGGCGACGATAAAGATTCTAAAAAGGTGGAGTCTAAGGTGAAGGCCGCTATGAATATGCTAGAATTAATATTCTTATCTAAGAATACTAAAGAAGAGTGGCTTGAACTAGAAGATATAGACACAGATGCAGACGAAACTAAAGCCAAGGATGAAACTGATAAAGATAAAAAAACTATCTTGAAAGAAAAGAAATCCGATGAAGAGAAAGCCCAAAGTGATTTTATTATTCCTAACAAACCAATGTATAGGATATTTACAATAGAAGATATGAATGAACTAAAAGGATTTAGTGGAGAATACTATGTCCAAGAAAAATATGATGGATTTAGAATACAACTTCATAAAATAGATAAGAATATTAAAGTCTATGATTATACAGGTAAAGATATATCTAGTAAGTGTAAAGATGCAATAGAAGAATTAGAAAAGAAACAATTTGGAGACTGTATACTAGATGCTTCCTTGGTTTTATTTGACGGAGAAGATTCTCTTAAAAGAAAAGAAGCGGTAGAATACTTAGAAGGAAAGAGAGAAGGCAAGGCTAGAATCCATGTGTTTGACATTATGAGACACAACGAAGAAAATCTCATGGAAGATACATTACAAAACAGAATGCAAATAATGTTCAATAACTATTCTATACATTCTAGTGAAGCCTTAACATTCCCATCTAAAAAAGATACAAGAGTGGCTGATAGTCTAAAGGATGTTGAAGAATATGCTAAGAAGATTATGGAAATGCCTACTGCTGAAGGTGCTATGATTAAAGACTCTACATCAACTTACTACTTAGGAACAAAGAAAAACCCTAAGTGGATTAGATGGAAGCCTTTTGTTGAGTTAGATTTAATTGTACTTGATAAGAAAAAGAGTGGTTCTAACTTTTCTTACAAGTTAGGGGCGGGGCCAGTTGAAGAAGATGGTGAAAAAATAGAAGGCGTAAACTATCTTAATGTAGGTAGTGCTACTAATACTAAAGTTTCAGCAGATGTCGGAGAAGTTGTTAGAGTTTCTATTGATAAGGTAAAAGAAGTTAAGGGCAAGCCAGTTGTTTATTCAGCGAAGATAAATGAAATTGCTGAAAGTAAGGCACCGGATAAGTTAGTTACACTACAAATGCTAATCAACGATACTGATAAGTCTTTGAAATATAATGTAGAAGAAGTAGAGAAAGGTATTGTAGTTTCTGACCATATTCACGGCGAGGCCAATATTATAATCAAAGGAGATATGGATGGTTTTACTATCTATGGATTTGAAGAAGACAATCTAATGGCTAAGAATGCACTAATGGATTTAGACCTGTGGAAAGAACAGGCAGAAGAAATAATGAAAACAAAACAATCTAAACTTACTGTTGCTATATTTAATTTCTTAAAGGAAAAGGGCGCACAAGTACCGAAAGTTGTTCATAATTTCTTAGTTAAAAATCACAAAAAAGAATATCAAGACATACTAGAAAGTAAAGAAAGTCGAGTTAAAGACTGGTTTGAAAACAGGGATGGAATATCTTTTGATGTTAAAACGAAAAAGTTGTTTGCTGAACATGATAAGATATTGATGGACACCATTAAGAAAGAGTATGAAACTCCCGAAAAATACAGAAGTGGTGAGTTTAAGATATATCTTAGAGATGATGATAACCTAAATATTGTTATGAAGTTGGGCGATGAAAGCATAAACTGGATGGTTAGATTAGATAGCAAAGATGACATCTTTGAATTGTTTGGTAAAGCCGGTAAGTTCCCTGCTATTGTTGCTAAGAATATATCTAAGCGTAAAGTCATTGATAGTGGAGATGTTAAATTAGGCGTTCAAAAGGAAGGCTACCATGAGTATTTCTTAGATGGTAATAAGTTTGAAACTAAACTTCATGTTAGAATGCTTGAAGTTAAAGGAAAAAGAATGTGGCTAGCATGGACAGGCTATGAACAAAAACCTGCTGATACTGATAGTGATAGAGGACTATGGAATATTTATGAAGATAAATACAGTAGTCTTGAATTACCTCCAAAAGACGACTAATGGTTTAAAATAACCGTGTGTATTATATATCAAAAGGAAATTTTTTCTTTTTGAGCGAAATGTCATCGGCAGTATTAGCAACGAGAAATGATGGGTTCTCCATCCTCAAGGCTAGAACTGATGATTTAATGATTGGTGGCTATGCTAGCATAGAGATAGTTGATAAGCAAAACGACTTAATCACACTAAAGGCACTTAATGAAGCAGTTACTAAATTTATGGGAGACTCTAAATTTAGAAATGTTATGACAAACCATTCCAATGTTCAAGTTGGAGAAGTTGTAGATTCTTATAGAGACACTACAGGAAGACTTTGGAAATCCGAAGTAGATGATGTAGGTTTCTTTGTAGTAATTAAACTACGAGACGATATAGAAAAAGCCAAAGAAGTTGGCAGAAACATTCGCAAAGGGTCATTAAGGTCTTTTAGCATAGGAGGCCAAGCCCTCCAAAAAGTAAAGAAAAGCCATGAAAACTTGGGTGAGTATAATGAAATCAGCAAGTTAGAGTTGCATGAAATTACTATATGCGAAAAAGGAATTAATCCCGAAGCGAGGTTCGATATTTTGAAACAAGATAAAGGAGACATAAACATGAGTGAAAAACTAGAAAAAGCATTAGCGGAGTTAGATACTTTGCTAGAAGAAGTAAATACGCTTCGTAAAGAAGAAGAGATAGACCTGAAAGAAGAAGAGATGGCTGATGAAACAGAAATGGGCGACTACGGTATGGACAAGGAAGATGAAGAAGACATGGAAATGGCTGATGAAACAGAAATGGGCGAATACCAAGATGATGAAACCAAGGCTTACTTAAGAACTCTTGATGGTGCAGGAAACCAAATTGGAGAACCTGCTGACCGTATTGTTATTAACAACGGTAAGCCAACTTCATCCGATATGCCAGTCGTAAAGGCTTTTGGTAACGGTGAATTTGACACACTAGATTTGTCAGTTGGAAACATCGAGAAGGCTTACGAGGCTTTCCGACAAGAGCAGTTAGAAACTCTTGCTTATGATAACCTAAAGAAATCATTTGAAGCAAGATTCGCTACTGAAATTACATCAAGAGAAAACACAATCGCAAAGCAAAACTATGATGCCGCTAGCGAGATTGCTTCTCTTAAGGATGAATTTACACAACTAAGGAAATCATTGACCGCAGAAAAGGAAACTATTCTAAAGGCTCAAGAAGAATCCGCAGTAAAACTCCCAAGTATGGATGAAATGGCTAACATGGATTGGTCGGACATTCACAAAATGGTAGGAGGAATTTAAGATGACAGGATATATTAATACAATCGCAGACTTAGAAGCAAGCACATATGGAATAAACAATCTACCTGCCGGTAATGCTCTTTTGAAGCAAGCCGGTGCTATTGGTGGAATACACACAGGACACGATGGTTCTCCGGCATTCTCCGGTAGTGCTGTTAGTGATGTATCTGCACTATACAATATTGTTTACGGACAAAAAGTATGGTCAATGTTGAATAGAGAAGTTAATGCTCTTTCAATGATTTCAAAAAGACCTTACAGTTCTAGCGGATGGAGAGTTCTACAATCACGACCTGCCGGTGGAAGCGGTAACTTGTTTACTGTTGATGCAACAGGTAATGCAACACTAGGAGAATTAGGTTCGGATAACCCAAGAGCAGACCTTATTGGTGGTGTTCCTGAAAATGCAGGACTTTCAACTGCGGCTGACGGACTTGGCCCAATTGCACCAACTTATGCACAACTCAACATGAGTCCTAAAGTAGTTGCACACCAATTTGATTTCAGTGAACTTGCTATGGAAATGGCACAAATTGATGATGGTATTGGCGATATTAGAGCGCAAATGCGTGAAGATATGGGTAAGCACCATGCAGAAGTTCAAAACAAAATGTTGGTTATGCCACTAGAGCATTATGGTGAATCATCCGCTATGCCAAATATCGGTAACAACTATACTTCTCTAAACAAGGTTATTACTTCAAGAGCAGAACTACTAGCAATTGATGGCGGAGTTATCGCAACTGATACCGCTTCCGCTTCTAACGCACTAGGAAAAATTTACGGTAGAGAGAGATTTACTGCCGCTTCTTTCCTTGATGCAGAAGTAGACTTTGGTAGTGGATATGCTAGTGGTGATGTTCGTTCATTAACCCTAACAAGACTTAACGATATGATTAGAAACCTAAGACTATCCGGCGGTTCTCCAAAGGTTATTCTAACTGGATATGATACTATTCAAGCAATCGCTGACTTGCTACAAAGTCAAGAAAGATTCATGGATAGAAAAGAAATCGTACCAACCGTAAACGGTGTTAGAGGAACAAAGGGTCAAGAAGTTGGATTTAGAGTTGCTACTTATTACGATTTGCCACTTATTCCTGTAAAGGACATGTGCCAAACAGGTAGTGCTTCAACAAAACTAAGCGACTTATTATTCCTTGATACAGACCACCTATGGCTATCCGTTATGAAGCCAACTCAATACTTTGAAGATGGTATTGCTAACGGAAATCCATTCGGTGTTGGAACTCTAGGTAACAGGGCATTATACAGAACAATTGGTGAAGTAGGATGTTCATTCTTTAGAGGACAAGGAAAAATAACAAACATACAATGAGGTGAAGAAATATGGCATTTAGTTATACAATAGAAAACGAGCAAATATTAGAAGGAAACATGAAGATTGTCTATGGAACATGGAACGCAGACTCGGTAACAGGTGGCGACATCGTTACTGGATTAAGTCGAGTTGATGTGTGTGTTCTAGGACATACAGGTTCAGCAGTAGAAGCGGCGGCGGCAGTTGTCAATGAAACACTACCTTTGGCTAGTGGTTCAGTAACAATTGTAACAACAAGCGGTGATACTGGAACTTTCATAGCAATTGGACAGTAAGGTGATTAATAATGGCACTAACAGTAACATTATTAGCAGACCATAAAGGAGTTACCCGACCAAAAGTTAGTGGTGATGAATATGTGGTTGATGCACTAATAGATATGGACACTTACGCTTCCGGCGGTTTAGAAGTATTGGCTTCAGCACTTGGTCTATCAACAGTTACTCAAGTCATAGTTACAGGACAAGATTCAGTAGTTGGATTAGTTGTTCCCGAAGTATCAGCAACAGGTTTGTATGCAGGAACTACCTCATTCAAACTTAATGTGATAATCGGAACAAGCGGTGCTAACGAAGAAGGCGGTTCAGTGGACTTTGGCTCGGTTAGAGTAAGAGTTTATGGAAACCTTTGAGGTGGCTTGATTGGTAACAGTTAGATTAACTGATAACTCAAAAATCGGTAGACTTAACATTACACCAAAGCAAGAAATAACAAGGAAAGAAGAAGCGACAGTCTCAGTAAAATGGGCTGTCCTTCGTCTTTCCGACCCAAATTATTTCTTTAGTTTTAGTGAAGAAGACCGTGAAGAGTTATTAGAACTTAATGAAAAACTAGTTCTAATGGGTTGTAAGGAAACAGGAAAAGATATTTCAACTGTTAAAGAATTAGCAGACGAACTACTTCCTAAGAAAGAAGTTATTCGTAAGAAACCAACTCCTAAACCTAAGCCAAAGCCTAAGCCTAAAGCAAAAACTCCTTCTAAAACAAAGAAAGAGTAATCGCTACATTAAATAGGTGGAGTCTTTCTCCATAGATTGAACAGGTGATAGTATGGCGGGCATAGGCGGTTGTAGAAGTAGTGGCGTATTAGGGGCAAGTGCGATTGTAAGTAGTGAAAACGCTAAGTTAATTAGCATTCATGCGGCAATTACAATTGCTTCTAATGCGGCAGTTACAATTAAGGTTTTTAATGGAACGGATAATACCGGAACAGAAGTAGCGAGAATACATCATAGCGTTACAGGACATTATAATCTTGAATACGATATGCATGGGGTTCTGTGTAGGAGTGGAATATTCTTGGAAGTAACAGAAGGAGGAACTTCTACGGCCAATGTTTCTGTCGAGTTCAACTGAGGTTTTATTATGGCGGCACTAAGTCAAGACACAAGATTAGTTATGACAATTTTATTTGTCGGAACAGTTAGCGGAGCGAATGTATATTTCTATTCTGCTTATGGATTAAATTTCCCTTACGGAGCATTAGCACATTCTGTTCTGTTTGGGCTTATTACGGTGGGTGGAATAATGGTTATGAAAGCATTGTTTGACCTATCACTAAACGATAAGATTGAGATACGATTACTAGACAGACAGATAGAAAATCATTTTCAAAGACTACAAAGAGAAGAACAAATTAAATCTAAACTACAAGATAGTATGAAGCAGTTCGGTACAGTAAGGCGTGAAAACTGGCGAAG